AATCAAAAATCTCTGTTTGAAGAGATTCTAAAATTCGCTCAAGAATATAATGAGCAACCAACAAAAGAAATACTTTGTATTGAGATTGAGAAGAGAAGTGACATCACGGACACATCCTTCAAAGAGATCACGCAACTGATTAGTTACCTGGAGGATGTTCCTTCAGAGTTTAACTGGCTTTTAGATACCACTGAAAAGTGGTGTCGTGATCGTGCCATTTATTTGGCATTGATGGAGTCTATCGCTCTTGCAGATGGAAAGGAAGGAGATAAGGATAGAGGTGCTATTCCATCTATCCTTTCAGATGCTCTAGCGGTTTCTTTTGATACCCATATTGGACATGATTACTTACTTGATTATGAGGCAAGATATGAATCGTACCACCGCAAAGAAGACAAAATCGAATTTGACTTGGAGTATTTCAACAAGATTACGAAAGGTGGTTTACCGAACAAAACACTTAACATTGCTCTTGCTGGCACTGGTGTCGGTAAAAGTTTGTTTATGTGCCATGTCGCATCTTCCGCACTCTTGGGAGGGAAAAACGTACTATACATCACGGCTGAAATGGCTGAGGAAAAGATTGCAGAGAGAATCGATGCTAACCTTCTCAATGTCCCTATCCAGGAGATAACAGATCTACCCAAAGTGATGTTTGAGGATAAGGTAACAAAACTCTCACAAAAAACTCAAGGCACTCTTATAATTAAAGAGTATCCAACTGCCACAGCACATGCTGGACATTTTAAGTCACTTCTTAACGAACTTGCACTTAAGAAGTCATTTAGGCCTGATATTATTTTCATTGATTACCTTAATATATGTGCTTCCTCTAGGTATCGCGGAAACAGCACTGTCAATTCATATTCATATATCAAGGCAATTGCTGAAGAACTTAGAGGACTCGCTGTCGAAGCGAACGTACCTATCGTATCTGCCACCCAGACTACCCGTTCTGGTTATGGCAGCAGTGATGTGGAGCTTACTGATACTAGTGAGTCCTTTGGTTTGCCTGCTACTGCTGATCTTATGTTTGCCCTTATTTCAACTGAAGATCTTGAAGGACTCGGGCAGATTATGGTAAAGCAATTGAAGAATCGATATAACGATCCCACTATTCATAAACGATTTGTTGTTGGCATTGATCGTGCCAAGATGCGTCTGTATGATTGCGAACAATCAGCACAAGATGATATTCTTGACAGTGGTAAGGAAGAAGAGTATAATTATGAAGAAACAAAACCAAAGAAGTCTTTTGAGGGGTTTAAATTCTAATGAGTAAAGTTGATACTGAAAAGTATGTTGAGTTTGTGCAGGGCGTAACCAGTCAACCAAGTCTTGACTATGCTGCAATGTCTACTCGTCTCACTGAGCTTGAACTAGAAGGAAATTGTAATACAACACAACTTCTGACTGCTGCTCTTGGTTTGACTGCAGAGTCTGGTGAGTTTACAGAAGTTGTGAAAAAGATTGTCTTCCAAGGTAAACCTTACAACGAAGATAATATCTTTCACATGAAGCGTGAACTTGGCGACATCTGCTGGTATCTTGCTCAGGCATGTATGGCACTTGATACCACTTTTGATGAAGTTATGGAAATGAATGTTGAAAAACTGAAAGCACGTTATCCTGGTGGCGAGTTTGATGTCTTTCAATCTGAAAATCGTAAGGAGGGTGATCTCTGATGGATGCAGCAGTAGAAGCATGGAACACAATGGGATGGTTTGAGGGTTTCCTCTTTACCGCCTGGCTTGTTGCCCTTTATGTGGGCAAACTCAAGATTGATCAACGGTTTGCTCGTCGCACCGTTTATCGTGTTAAATTAGAGGATGAAAAATGACTGATACTAATGAAAAGCAGTGGACTGTTTGGTATGGCATCAAAGACTGGTTCTCTAATCTGTTCACGAGTGAAGCAGAAGCAGTTTTGGATACATTTGAAAACAACCCACCCCCTGATGTAGGTTTCCAACCCTACACTGGTGATGATGCTGAAGCAGGAGAGGGATGATTAATCTTGAACTGAATAAGCATGATGCGATTGTTCTTCGTCATCATCTTTTCTTGTACACAAAAGATCATCCTGGTTTTTTCTCTGATGAAGGTATTCTTAAGATCAGGGAAATTTCACAACAATTAGATAAACATTTGGAGGAAACCCTGTGATTAATGTTGAAATAGATGTGAGAGCTGCAGCAGCGGTTCGTGAATCACTTTTTCAGGACACAAAACAATATACCTATGATGAGAAGTCTTGCCCTCAACGGGTTAAGGATATTCGTAGTGTAATCGTTGAAATTGACAAACAGATTGAAGAGGTACTAAAAAATGAAACTACTGACACTTGAAGATTATCAAAAAGCAGGAGAAGAGTTCTGGCCTAAGTATTGGTATGTTGCCAAAGAGTTGGGGGAAGATGCTAGGGCAGAGGATGTTCTCAAAATTATGGAAGCAGTGGGTGGTGTTGCACTGAAACTCAAACTTGAGGAAAAACTTCCTCCTTTCGGATTTAATAAAAAGAAAGAAGAAGAAACCCCATGAGGGGTTTTTTTATTGCCTATTCTAAATAATTAGAAAGTACTTGCAATGACGAAAAGTTTAAAGGGTGTAAGACATATTGAGGATAATGCTCAAGATAAAGATTATTATGAACAACCTGAAAATACTAAGAATAAGGGATTTTTATACGAAAAATTTGTTTTTGAAAAATTAAAAAAAAATAATTTAGTTCCCACAGGATTTTTTCCTGCAGGTGCTGACAATAGTGCTCCAGATTGTAAATTTTTATGGGAAGGTAATCCACAAAATTTAGAAATTAAACTTGATGAAAAGGCAGACTATGGACAAAGTGGGTTGAAATATAATGTCAACACAAAAAAATGGTTTCTTGATGGTAAAAATACCATTCAGGATAGAACGATGAGAGAAAATTTAAAATCTCTTGGTGTTGAGGAATTTGTCAATTCTAGAACTGCATGGGGAGCCTCTGGAGTTCCTAGACTATTTGAAAGGCAATCGAAAAATCAAAGTGTTACATGGGGAGATAAAGAATATGATTACAGAGTTTTCCCAGACAAATATATTCCCATAAGCACCACCACCATGTCCAACTTTTATAATTCTAAAAATATATTCTATATTCATATTGGAGGATACGGAACTTATTATATGGGCAGAGATCCCGCAAATATTTCTAGAATGACTGAAATGATAAAATTTGATGGATCTTTAAAATTGAGAATTAGAAAAAAAGGAAGTAGTAGTAATCCAAACTATAGATTTAGTACAGCATTATTAATTGATAAAAAACCATCAAGATCTGAATTTGATATTACTCAGGATGATAGTATAGATTTCTTGATTGCAAATATGTCATAAATAAAACATAAGGATTATCAATATAAATGAAAAGTTTCTTTCAGTTCTTGAATGAGGCTCAGTCTGCCGCAAGTATGCAGGCAAAAAAACTGAACCTTAAGAGTGATGGGCACGGTGGTTGGTTAGATACCCGTGGAAATTTTGTTGCGACTACTGAAGATGGAAAATTAAAGTTTGTTGATAAGAAAAAGAAGAAGTCAGAAGATGAACGTCCTGCACAACAAAAGAGAGCGCAAGCAGAACCTAAGGCAGAACCTAAGGAAACTGCACCTGAAGCGACTAGTAAGCAGGCAGAAAAAGAGGGTGAGGGAAGTCAAACTTCTGGAGAGGCTACAGAAACTCTGACTGTAGCCTTTGGTAGATTTAATCCACCAACTGTAGGACATGGTAAACTTCTTTCTGCCGCGAAGAAGGCATCTGCAGGAGAAGATCTGAAAATTTATCCTTCACGTTCACAGGATCCAAAAAAGAATCCACTGGATCCAGACATGAAGATTTCATATATGAAGAAGATGTTCCCTGAATATGAGGAGAACATTATTAATGATGATGAAATGAGATCTATTTTCAATGTTCTTACTACAGCAGATGAGCAAGGATATCGTAGTGTTAATATTGTTGTAGGTTCGGATCGTCAAGCAGAGTTTGAAAATCTGGCAACAAAATACAATGGTGAACTTTATGACTTTGAAGAAATTCGTGTTATCTCTGCAGGCGTAAGAGATGCAGATGCTGAAGGTGTTGAGGGAATGTCAGCATCTAAA